GCGCAACGCGATTTCCTCGCCGAGCGCAATGCCGGCTTCGGCAAGGCGGGCTACGACCTTCGTCTGGCCCTGCAACGGCGCCTCGACACGCTGCAGGACCGCGCATTTCCGTAGATGCGCATTGCCCGTAACACTGAGGGCGAATTGACCACGACAAAACGCGGGTTTCGCAAGGCAACCTCAGTTGGGGGGACGTTGACCGGGCTCGGCGGTGATCTGATCATCATTGACGATCCGCAAAAACCGGTCGACGCGCAATCGGACACGCGCCGAAACAGCGTCAATCAGTGGGTCACGAACACCATGATCTCGCGCCTCGACAACAAGCAGACCAGCCCGATCATTGTGGTGATGCAGCGTGTCCACCTGGACGATCTCTCGGGATTTCTGTCAAATTCGCCCGAGAAATGGGAAGTGCTCAGCCTGCCGGCGATTGCCGAGGAGGATGAATCCATCCCAATCGGCCCGAACGAATTCCATGAGCGAAAGCTCGGGGACGCGCTTCATCCGGCCCACGAGACGATCGAGACGCTCCGCAAGCTCCAGCAAACACTCGGTCCTGACACCTTTGCCGCTCAGTACCAGCAGTCACCTGTTCCTGCGGGAGGTGCGATGATCAAGAGGCCCTGGCTGCGATACTACGACGAGCCCCCCAAGGACTCCTACAGCAGGATCATCCAAAGCTGGGACACTGCCGCCAAGGACGGCGCCCAAAATGACTGGTCCGTATGCACCACCTGGTTGGTGGCGGATGATGACTATTATTTGCTCGATCTTGTGCGGGATCGGTTCGAATATCCGCTTCTCCGCGACACCGCGATTGAGCTCGCCAAGCGATTCAAGCCCGACGAAATCTTGATCGAAGATGCTTCGACGGGCACTGCCTTGGCGCAAGAACTTCGGGAGAAAGCTGATTGCTATGTCAACCCCATCAAGATCGATCATGACAAAGTTGGCAGGCTCTACGTTCAACAGGGGAAATTTGCCGCTGGGCGCGTATGGTTTCCGAAAAACGCGCCGTTCTTGGCAGAACTGGAGCGTGAACTGCTGAGCTTCCCTCAATCGCGTCACAACGATCAGGTGGACAGCGTCACCCAGGCGCTCGCCTATGATGGAGGCGGCTACGACTACACCTATAAATGGGTGTGATGACGATAGGATTCTCAATCCCCCAATTATAGCCCAAGTCTCATATGATGGAGCCAATGTTCAGGGATTTTCTGATGGAAAAGCCCCCAGAATTCGGAAACGGGTCATGGGCTGAGGCAAGCAGCAATGTCGGCGCTCTCCGCCCAGGAGCATCGTGATCCGGCAGCCTGCAAAAGAGCCATAAAATTGCTCGTAAATTCGCTCGACTTCTGCGTCGAAAGGAGCGTGTGTGGTGGGCCTGAGGGCGCCATCGCGCGGCGGCCTCCCCTCTCCCGTTGCCCTGCCTGATCGCGGGGCTCGTGGCAGTGGCAGCACGTGATGCTGTCGTTGACAGGAGGGAGCGCCGGATGGCCGTCAACAAGCAGGAATCGAAATTTGCAAAGCGTGCCGGAAAACCGTCTCGCGGCATCAAGCGGGCGCCCAAGACTGCACGTCTAACCAAGACTATGGCCCGAAAGCCGAAGTCAAAAGCGGCAGCACGGGGTTCCGCTTCAGTACAGCCCAGCAGCAGCTCGCCCTCGAAGCAGGATACCGTGCTTGAGATGCTGCGCCAGGCCAAGGGCACGACCATCGCCGCCATCATGGAAGCAACTGGCTGGCAGCCGCATTCGGTACGCGGCTTCTTTGCCGGCGTGGCCAAGAAAAAGCTCAAGCTGAAGCTCGATTCCGAAAAAATCGGCAAGGAGCGCATCTACCGGATTGCGAAGGCTGGAACCTCGTCATGAGGGAGGAGCGCCCGGCCGCGGCCGACGGGACAGGCGATCCCGAGGTCGAGGCCGAGCTGGAGCGGTTGCCCAAAATGCCGATCGCGGGGTTGCGCTGTCGCTATCGGGAGCTGTTCCGGACCGGACCGCCAAAGGCGTTCGGCCCGGACCTGCTCCGGCGCAGCATCGCGCACAGAATCCAGGAGCGAGCCTATGGCGGCCTGTCGCGAGAACACCAGCGGCTGCTGGATCAGTTGGTCAGGGCAGCTCAGGCCAAACCGAATGGCCGGCTCGAGCTACCCCGCCGGATCAAGCCCGGCTCCGAGCTGGTGCGGGTCTGGAACCGCAGGACCTACCGGGTCATGGTGATGGACAAGGGTTTTGCCTGGGAAGGCAAGACCTTCTCCAGTCTCTCCGAAATCGCCTCCGAGATCACCGGCACCAGGTGGAATGGGCCGCGGTTCTTTGGGCTGCGCTCGCGCCCGGCCAAGCCAGAGGAAGGGGCTGCTGAAAATGAGGGCTGACAACCGAAAGACCCTGCGCTGCGCGATCTACACCCGGAAATCGACCGAGCATGGGCTGGAGCAGGAGTTCAACTCGCTGGACGCCCAAAGGGAGGCCTGCGAGGCCTATATCAAGAGCCAGGCTTTGCAGGGCTGGAAGGCCCTGCCCCAGCACTATGATGATCCCGCCTACTCCGGCGGCAATCTCGACCGCCCTGCCCTGAAAAAGCTCCTTCGAGACATCGAAGCCGGTCAGATCGATGTGGTGGTGGTCTACAAGATCGACCGCCTCACCCGATCGCTTGCTGACTTTGCAAAGTTGGTCGAAACCTTTGATGCCCGCTCGATCTCCTTTGTAGCGGTTACCCAGCAGTTCAACACCACCACCTCGATGGGCCGGCTCACCCTGAACGTGCTTCTGTCCTTTGCCCAGTTCGAGAGGGAGCTGGTATCAGAGAGGGTCCGGGACAAGGTCGCCGCCTCCCGGAAGAAGGGCAAATGGACCGGGGGGACCGTGCCGCTGGGCTACGATGCCAGGGACAAGAAGCTCGTGGTCAACAAGTCCGAGGCCGAGACGGTCCGGACCATTTTTCGCTGCTACCTGGAGCTCAAATCCTTTGGCCGCCTGGTAGCCGACCTCGATCAACGGGGCATTGTCACCAAGCGCCGCAACACGAAAGTCGCCAAATACAATGGCGGCATTCCCTTCACCTATGGTCCCCTCGCCTACTTCCTCAAGAACCGCGTCTATCTCGGCGAGGTCCATCACGGCGGCAAGTGGTTCAAAGGCGAGCACAAAGCGATCGTAAACCAGCAAACCTTTGGGCGGGTACAGGAGCTGCTCAAAGCCAACGTCCTCAAATGCAGGACCAAATACTCAGAGAGCGGTGCCCTCCTGAAAGGAAAGCTCTTCGACGACCGGGGCAATCGTCTGTCCCCCGGCTTTTCCAGCAAGAGCGGGGTCCGGTACCGATTCTATGTCAGCACGGCGCTGCGCGGCCGAAAGCAAAAGGCAGGCTCGGTTACGCGAGTGGCCGCCCCGGAAATTGAGGGCATTGTCGAGGAGACAGTTCGGCAAAAACTCGACTTGCCGAGGACATCTGACGACGCGATCGCAGACCAGATCGAGCGTATCGTTCTCGGCGAAACGCTCGTCCGCATCACTCTCAAAAGTGAAAAAGCGACTGCAAGTGGCGGTTTACCCCCGACAATCGAGGTCCCCTGGACACGAACCAAAGCAAGCCACACCCACGCGCTACCTCCGCCAGACCGCAAACCCGACCAAAAGCTCCTGCAAGCCGTCGTGCGCGCCCACGCATGGCTGGCCGAACTCAACAGCGGGCGGTTCTCGTCGATTGAAGAGCTTGCGAGCGCGGCGAAGCTCCACCAGACAGTCGTACGGCAAGCGCTGAGGTTCGCATTCCTCGCACCAGGCGCCATTTCGGCAATCATCGATGGCACTCAGCCACCGCAAATCGTGCTCGGCAAAATTCCCAAGACTTTGCCTCTGGTGTGGTCGGAACATCGGGATCTGTTCGGCTAGAGGGAGCAGTCCGCAGCTATAAACTTCTATCTGACGGTCGTCGTCAGATCGGCGCATTCCATCTTCCGGGCGACATTTTTGGACTTGAAAATGGAAGCGCTCATCGATTTACGACCGAGGCAATCGTCGATACCACCGTTTGGCTTTTAAAGCGCCGGAGCCTAGAAGAGACTGCAAGAAAAGCGCGGAGCCCGAAAGCCCGCGCACCTTTAACTTACTGTCACAACAGCCCGCTATCCGTTGATCGTTCTCGGGGTGACATTCCTCCTCCAAGAACTGCTTGCACTTTACCCCGCTCATTTCCGATTCCACG